GATCGGCGCTGCGAGTAACGAAGGCTGCTTGCATTTCGGCTAACTTTGTCTTAGCCCCTGCAATTAAACGAACCTTAGTTTCTACAACTTCCTGCTTGTCTTTGGCAAACTCGTTGATTTCTGACGCCAATTGATTCATGACAAATTGTTCTAACTTGCCAATGCTTTCAACTTGCATCGTACGATCTTTGCGAAGTTCTTTGATCTCTTCGGCCAGTTTCTCGACCATGAAATTGTTGAACCTGCTGCTTGATTCACGCATTTTGTTTTTAAACTTAACACGATCTTCAGCTAGAGCCTGTTTCTCTTCTTTGAATTCTGCAATTTCTGCATGAAGAGATTCTGTGACCATTTTGTCCAATGACTTAACCATTACACTTTTGTCGTGTTCATAACGGCGAGCGAATTCCTCACGTAGTTCACTACGAACAACCTCTTTAGCTTCAGCAAGCTGAGCTTCCCAGGCTTCCGTAATTGCTACTTGAGTGTCTTCGTTAATTAGGCCGCTGTCAACTAGTGGCTTGATAGCATTTAACATAACGTCTCCTTATTTTAGCTTCATATCTTTAATCAAGCGGATTACGCTCTCTTTTAGATATTTTTGTACTTTTGCGTTAGCACTGGCGTCGCCTGCCATCCCGATCACTTTGTGCCCGTATTTCATATTCAACAACGATTCGTAAATCGCCTTCGGATACGCATTTGGGGCACTTGGTTGTGCTACGACGTCAACTGTAATAATCTCAAAGTCACTTACATGACCGTTAGCTTCGTTGACGTTACCGCTTCCGCGGCTCGAAACTCCTAACTTCACACCATTTTCTAGCATTGTTTTTACTAATTGCCCCATTGGTGTTGGAAGAATTTTTAATGTACCGAATCCATTTGGACCTTCCATCCACATATCAGTAATCATATGGCTTACTCGGTCTAGATTAATTTTCAAATCATCTGGGTGATCAACTTCGCCTAAGACTGAATATCCGCCCTTCACTTGTTCCATGATGGTGGATACTGCCTTGCCGATTTCATTGACGGGGTAAATACGCTGGTTAGCATTTTTGACCCCGCCCTGAATGAAGATCCCTTTCATCTTTAGAGTTTTTCCGCCCTTCGAGTCATCTTCCGTTAGGATTTCCCAACGTCCGTTGTCGAAGCTTAGATTCTCTTTTAGATATAATGACATTTACAAATTAACCTTTAAATCCTGGCTTACCGCCTGGTTCAATCGACTTATCATTAACGCCTTCACCTTGTTTGGTAACGGCTGATTTCTTGTCTTTGTAACCTTTAGTATTGGCAGCTGGACTGTTTTCATACTTGTCCTGACCCATTTTCTTTTCGCCTTTGGAATACGCATTGCTTGGTCCTTTTGGACCTGTAGGCATTGTTTCTGAGTTTCCGCCGCGAGCGATGTTAGCTGATGTTCCGCCCATATCGTTTTTACCGGAAATTTGGGTGCTCTTAGTGTTTACTGATGTCTTTGTACCGCCGGCTCCAACAGCGTCACCTTCTGAAGGCTTAACTGCTGTAACTTTTTCGACGTATTCACGCATTAGTTCTGCTGGTGATTTACGTCCTTCTTTGACATCTTCGTCTTTCTTATCTTTCTTAGCTGGCTTATCTGCTTTGCTTGAGTCGTTTTTCTTAGCAAAAGGATTTACTCCCTTTTTGCCTTTTTCAAACCCTTCGCCGTAGATTGAAGCTTCGCCGAACTTTGATTCGCCTTCTGGCTCAACTTCGTCTCCAAGCTCGTCGGTGCCGACTTCTTCGTCGCTATCACCAACTTCTTCTTCGCCTTCTTCTGAGTCTAGGTCGTCGTCAAATTCGTCATCTGCATCGCCGTCTGGTTCACCACCAAAGTCGTCTGCATCGCCGTCGCCTGCTTCGTCGCCCATAATGCTGTCAAATTCAGCTTTGAGTTCGTCGATTGCGTCTTCTAGATCCATAACACGATCTTCTAGACCTTCTTCGCCGCCTTCTGCACCAAATTCGTCGTCGCCTTCGTCGCCAAATGCGGCGTCGTCATCGGCAAATTCATCATCGCCTGCTTCGCTGTCCATTCCTTCTTCATCACCTGAAATAACGTCTTCATGGTCTGAAATTTCATCACCAAAACTGTCTGCTCCGTCGCCTGCTTCCATGCCATCATTTTCGTCTTCGATTAGACTTTCATAAATGTCACGGCTTTTTTGTACGACGATTTTGTGGAACAAAGCCTTAGCTTTGGCTTCGTCTTCATTGATGATATACTCAATAAGTTTTTCGAAATTGTTCATAGTTAAAGGCTCCTTTGTTTAATCTATACTGATATTTACACCGTTTTCAGAAAAAAGGGGTAATAGTAGTGTATTTCAGTGAATTTGGTTTGATAACTACATACCCATGCCGGCAGCGTCCTGGACAGGAGGGCGGTATTGGGTTGCTAGAGATTTAAGTTTTTGCTCGTGCTCGATAGCTTTGACGTCATTCATTTGGCGCAATTTTTGAAGTTGCCCTAACGTAAGTCTAGTCTTACGCATATCAGACAATTTTAGAATAGATTGATCATCGCCCTCGCTGCTGTATCCCTTAGGACCAGGTTCGATTATGCTAGATTCGTTTACAAATAGTTCATTGACTCTCATATCTATATTTAGCAAATTTCGGAAAATTACATTGCGCCAGATGGTGCGCCTGGTGCTGGTGCTCCACCTGGTGCTGGTGCTCCACCTGGTGCTTGTGGAGAGGCCCCTGCATCTGGTGCTATTCCAGCTTCTCCTCCCATATCATCCATGCCTGGCATTGGTTCGACTCCTTCGAGGTCAGCTGATATTCCGCCAGCTGAGACGCCCACACTGCGCAGATTTGGATCTTCTGCCTTAGCTTTATCGGCTTCGAGGTTTTCTTGCGCCCACATTTCTTCATTCTCTTGCATTTCTTCTTCGCTAAGGCCTAAGTACCGTGTCATAATGAAGCGTTTGGATAGATACGGAATTTGCTCGAGCTGTGCAAACGTTCCGATACGTGCGGTGTCGATCTCGACTTGGCGATACTTGGTAAAGTTCTGTGGCTCGTTAAACTTCAAGTCGAACACACTCGAATCAATGTTGATACCGCGGAAGTGCAGGAAGAGTTTGAACTCTTTTCCTAGGTTCTGGATGATTAGATTCTGTAGTCGCATACAGTATTGGTTAAAGCGCCACTCTTGGATCATTGCCATCCCGACTTTGCCGTCTGAAAAGGAGTTAGCTGCTTCGTCGGTCTGCGTTGGTAGATAGCTTGATGGGATGCGTAGACCACGGAAGAGCTTGTTCGTAAAGAAGCGCAAGTCAGTGATCTCGCCGAGGTTTTGCCCGCCAGCTAGGGTCTCGACTGATGACCCGCGGCCTTCAGCCGTCTGTGGGAAGAAATAATCCTCGTTCATGGACAGTGGATTGTACGTTGAGTCCATCATGTTGCCTCCAGCGCCGCCCTGGGTAGGGATACGACGTTGGTGGACTTCGTTCTTAACGCGCTCGACGAATGCCATTGCCAAATGGCTTGGCATACTACCTACGTCGATCTTAAAGATTCGGCGTTCTGGGGCACGTTGAATACGGTAAATGATGATAGCGTCTTCTAGCAGTTCTTTCTGTTTGAAAACTTTGAACACGGTCTCTAGGACCGAGGTTCCGAAAGGCCAGGCAATGTCAAGCCCCTCAGTGAGGCTGAGATGCATGATGTGCTCTGCTTCAATGACGGCTTCGTTCTTTGCATTGCTGAAACGTGATCCACCTGCACCACCGTTGCCGGCTGCTGGCGTGTACGTTCCCGTTGGCCCGCCGATCTGCGGGTGGTTCATGTAGGTGTCTGACGTCGTAACTGCCGTAACGGTTAGATTTTGGAAGTTTGGGTTCAGGTCTTTGAGGACATACTGCTCTGGCTTTTTGCCCTCTGATTCGTTCACGATGACCTTGGTCACCTTGGACATTTCTGACCAGTAGAGCTTGAAATTTTCTGGGTCTCTGACGAAGATCTGATCCCCATACTTCAGCACGTTGCGGAAGAGTTTGAACATCCGATTGTCAAATTCGTTTAGCTTGCACCACTGTTGGAGTTGCTCTTTAAGAATTTTAATTTCGTTGTCGGATGGCTTTTCGTTGAATTTTATGTCGAAGGCGGTGCCGTTTTCGATGTTTACTTGGGTGCTGAACTCAGCAAGAATATCTAGGGCTGCATTGATTTCTGAGTCTGCATCCATCTGTTCATACTGGTTGTATCGTTCAATTCGGTTAGGATGACCTACGTAGACATCAGGGAGGTGACTTTGATAGTTCTTGTATCCAAAGCTATTGGTTGCGTTTTGGTCGCCATTGATTGGGCTGACTGTCCCGCCTATCTTAGCTGTTTTGAAATGTTTAGTCCACATATTAGGTTTTCGTACCCCGGTTATTGTATTTATTCAATTAGTTGCGTGTTCGATATAAATCTTGCGCTAGGCCTTTATGTTCGCCGGCTACGGCAAGCAATCTCTCGTTAAATGAGTTTGCATCGGCCAGTAAAGTATTTTGTGTGGTCATCAAGGCAAACATCTTATCGATTGTCGTCTTTAAGGCCGCTAAGTCCGATGGACCGGTTTCTTTGCTGATAGGTTCTGTTTTTAACTTATCTGCTTCGACTTTTTTGGCAGCTTCTGCCTGGGCTTTTGCTGCCTCGGCTGCTGCCTTAGCTTTTCCGCTAGGAAGGTCAGCAAAAAGCATAGTTTCATTGTTGCCCTTTGATCCAACAAAAGTCTTATTGAGTTGATTATTAATTGCATCTCCGACATACATGCCCCACTTCATCGGGGATAGCTTTTCAAATCCCTCAGGAACCTCTTCTTGTCGTTTACCTTTTAATAGGTCGGTTACGCCAAGCCCAACATCTAATACAGCCATTGCTGGCGCTGCTACGGCTCCGGCAACCCTGCCAGCTGCTCCGGCTACTTTGCCAACTCCTGCTAATTTTCCACCAGCGGAAGCTGCTTTTGTTGCTCCGCCCGCCGCTTCCGCTGCAGGTCCAACAGTTTTGGTTAATCCGCCTGCTGCTTTTGCTGCTCCGCCTGCTACTTCACCTGCTGCTCCCAATTCTTTTACTACTTTGGCTCCCTTAGCTAGGCCAAATAGTGATAATGCTAAAGGACCAAACTCCAATGCGGTACTTAGCAAGGACGACATTGCGCTTCCGATTGCTGTTCCGCCCGATGCACTCATTTTTACAAGCCCAGCAACTGACTCTTGAATATTTTTCATTGTCAAGTCAGGAGCTTTGCCAAATGCTGCTAGATTTGGCAATACCAATGATTCCATCGAGACTG